CGACCCGCTGTCGCTCGCACTCGCGATGCCGTGGCGCAAGCGGGACGGCACCCCTGCGAGGCCCAGCGAGATCAAAGCGTGCTGGGACCTCGTCAAATCGCGCTACGACATGCGCTACGGCGGCGGCGTCGCGTATGGGCGGCTAGCGGGCAACGAGCTCCGGCTCGACCGCGCTGGCGTCGCGCTCGTCGTCCGCTGGCGCCTGGAGGAAAACGAGCGGCACCTCGTCGCCAGGTTCCCGCAGTTCGTCGAGTGGCCCGCCGACGCGCAGCTGGGCGTCCACCTCATGTCGTGGGCGCTTGGCCCAGCGTTCAAGTTCCCCGAATTCGTCCGCGACGCGCAGGTGTGCGACTGGACCGCCGCGTCGGGCGCGTGTCACATCCGAAACGCCATGCCGTCGCGCAACGACGTGCAGCGCGCGTGTTTCATGAACGCCGCGCGGGTCGTGCGCGAGAACCTGCCGTTCGATGCGCTGCTGACGCCCGTCCCGGAGACGGGAGGGCAGCTGATCACGTGACGGCGTGGGTGCTCGCGTTGATGGTGCTCCTGGTGCCGCGTGCGCCGTGGCGAGCATCGTACGAGACGACCGCGGCGGGCATGGCGCAGGGTGCGAGCGAGGTTCCAGTGTTTCAGGGTTCCTGGGCCGTCGAGCGCACGCTCGCTCTGGACGTCGCGGTCGCTTTCTTCGAGTCGACCTTCCGCGTCGACGCCGTGGGCGATCACGGCGCCGCGAAGTCGCTCTACCAGGTGCACGGCGCAATGCCAGAGGACGCGCACGCGGCGACCGTCGAGGCGAATCGCCTGATGCTCCAGTCGTTCAAGGCGTGCCGCGCGTTGCCGCTCGAGGAGCGCCTCGCGTGGTACGCGAGCGGCGGCGCGGACGGCTGCTCGTCGGAAGCTGGCCGCCGTGCGTCGCGGCATCGTGTGTCGCTGGCGCTGCGGCTATACAGCCGGCATGCGCCGCCGTAGCCACCTCCTCAGCGAACCCACGAACGCGCCGACCTAGGGGGGCCGGCCGCCGCGCTCGTGGGCTCGCGGAGAAGGGCCACCGGGGTGGCCCGCTCCGAGGGGTCAGAACGGAATTTCGTCGTCCGCACCACCGAAGTCACCGGTCGGCGCCGGAGCAGGCGGGGGCGCCTTCGGTGCGGTCCGGGTGTTCTTCGGCTTCGGAGACGCCGCCGGCGCCGCGCCGCCGCCGCGCGAGGCAACTGCGTAGCCCTTCATCTTCTCCTTGAACGCCAGGCGCTCGCCCTCGCTGAGAACATGCTTCATCGCCACTCCCGCGCCGTTGACCCAGGCGATCTTGTTTCGCCGCTCGCCTTTGTACTCGTCGATCTCCACCACGACGTTCACGACGTTCTCCGTGATGCCGTCGAGATCCGTGATGTCGTCGGTCTTCCAGCCGCACGCGCGCAGCGACTTCATCGTGCGCTGAATGTTCTCCGGCGTGTTCAGGTTGCCGTACCACGTGAGCCGCTTGCCGGCGTGATCGCCGTCCTGAAACTCGAACTCCACGCCCGCCTGCTCAGTGCCAGTGCCCGCGCGCCCAACCTGGTACTCCCCCGTCGCCCTCGCCGCGTACGTGCCCGCCGGCATCAGATCGCTCATGTCGTCTCCTTCGTGCTTGAGATGCTGACCTTCCCCCGTGCCCAATCGGCGAGCTGGGAGAGTTTGATCGGGTCGTCGCCCGCACGTGCGAGCGCCGCCTCCGCCTTCTTCGCCGCGTCCCCGAGCTTCGGTAGCAGCGCGGCGATCTCCGCCTTCAGCGCCGCCGGCGGCTTCGGCGCGTGCGCGGTCACGCCCGCGGCGAATTCGTCCCACGACAGCGGGAGCTGCTCGGGCAGGCCATAGCGGTTCTTCGCGTCGAACGCCGCGCGCCGCACGGTGTGCATGATGCGCGCGCCCGAGTCGATTCCCTTCGTCCGACCATTCTTGTCGTGGGTGAACGTCTCGTACTGGCAGAACAGCACCGCGTCGCTCCACTCTTTCAGGAGCCCCGCGGCCTTGTCGTGCAGCTTGAGCGTGTAGCGGTCGAAGTCCTCGCCCTCGGGATTTTTGAACGTCGCGACCTTGGAGTGCGCGAGCACCACAACGTTCATCGCGCGCTTGGCGCGAAGCCGGTCGAGCCACGACAAGAGGCGCCGCCACTCGTCGAGCGCTGCGACGTAGCCCTTGCCGTACCCGAAGTCCTCGATGCCCTTCTTTCCGCCCTGAGCGCAGACGTGATCCCAGCAGATCGGCTCCGCCCAATCGGCGGTGTCGAGCACGAGCGTCTTGTAGTCGTGCTCCATCGACGCGAGCTCCGCGATGAGGCCGAAGATGTCTTCCCACGAGCCCGGCTGAATGCGCGCCACATCGAGCTGCGCGGTGCCGTCCTCGGCGCCGATGAACAGCGGCGACGGCGCGCCCGACGCGAGCGTGCTCTTGCCGATGCCCTCAGGGCCGTAGGCGAGCAGCCTGATCGGGGTGTCGAGCTTCCCGCGCTTCACCGTCGCGAGCCGTGGATTGATGGTCGTCGCTGCGCTCATGTCCGAATCTCCTCCAGTTCCTCGTGCGAGGACGTCGCCGTCCTGAACTTCGTGTCGTCGTCGATCGATGCCTGGCCGGAGCAGACGCCGAAGTACTCGCACGCGCGCCCGAACCGCATGCACGCGTCGGGGTTTCTCGGGTAGCGCTCGGCGAGTTCGGCCTCGCGCATCGCGCGCGCGGTCTGCCATACGTCGGCGGCGTGCTCCGCCTCGTCGTGGTCCAGGCGCACGATCTCCCCGCGGGCGTAGTAGCGCTCCGGATTCTCCGCGATGTGCTCGCGCACGCGCTCTCGGTACTCGTCCGGCGTCTCGTCGTGCTCGCGCTTGTTCGCGTACAGCTCGCCGTTCGTCTTGTACTTGCGCGACTCGACCGGCGTCGCGCGCTTGGGGCGGAGCGCGACCTTGCGGATCACGTCGTAGGTGCACGGGCCCTCGACGCCCAGCGCACGCGCGCCGACCGTGTACATGCTCACCTGCGAATCGAGCGCGGAGACGCGCTGCCAGTAGTCACCGCCGAGGCCGATGTCCTCGCTCGTCGTCTTGTGCTCCATGAAGCCGTACGCGAAGAGCACGTCGAGCTTGCCGCCGAGCTGGTACGTCTTGCTCGCCGCGCCGGTCTGCGGGTTGACGAGCGGCGCGACGAACTGCGCCTCGACGCCCACGACGACGGGCGCGCCGTCGCCCCACCGCGCCGTGTAGCCGAGGATCAGCTCCTCGGCGTCCACGCGGTCGTACGGGTCCACGTCGCGCAGCCCCTCGATGGCCGCGAGCGCCGCTGCGATCCGAGCCTCGGGCGCCGCGTCGGCGCGCCACCATGCCTCTAGGCCGACGTGAAAGAGACTGCCGAATCGCAGAGTGTCGGCGTCGCGCAGCGGCCGGCGGCGAAGGCGGTAGCGGAGGCGATGCTCGCGAGCGCATCGGCGGAACGTGCGGAGCTCGCTGTTCGTGATCACCGGGAGGTGACGAGGGAGACTGACCGCGGCGCTCATCGCGGGACCTCGACGGCGATCGTCGACCCGCAATCGGGGCAGTTCCGCAGCTCCGCATCGGTGTCGTCGGTGAGCTCGAGCCGACCGACGTAGGGGAGTCGCGGCCACTCGCTGTCGGTCGTCGCGCGGACGTTGTCGCGCGTCCCGCACGCGTGCTGCTTCACGATCATCGGAGCCCCCGGCCGCCGCACGGGTAGCAGGCGACGAGCGAGAACGACTCCACGACGCCGCTCCCGCGGCACGCGTCGCAGCGATTCGGCGCCGTGCGGTTCTGCGCCTCGCGGACTGACGCCTCGAGACGCATCGCCGTCTCGAGCTCCTCCTCGGCGTCGCACGGCGGGCATCGGTTTTCGATGAGCGTGCCGCAGCACTTCGGGCACCACGCGAAGGTGCGGTCGAGTGTCTTTGCGCGGCGGGCGGTGGCGTCGAGGTCGGGATCGGCGGGGCGGGCGGCGTTCATCGGCGTGGCCTCCATGGTGATGACTAAAGTACACGCGATGACTGTAGTCGTCAATACGGTGCACAACAGTTTCACACAACCAGGCGGATTCCGCGGCACAATTGGCGGGTGAGGGCGCTCGTTGTCGTGCTCGCCGCGATGCTCGTCGGATGCCCCGATCCGCCGCCATACGCGCGGTTTCGTGGTCCAGACGGACGTTTTGGCTGGATCGTCATCGACTGCAGGCATCACGGCGGATGCCTGGAGAAGGCCGATCGCTACTGCCCCGAGGGCTACCGCGTCGCCGACGACGAGGGCGGCGATGCGCCCGCGTCAGCGGCGTCGCTGAGCTCGCACACGATGATGGTGAAGTGCAAAGGCGAGCGGCGCCGGAGCGCGGAAGAACCCTAGGCGGTCTTCCGCTTTGAGGCTGGCTTCTCAGGTGCGGGAGCGGGAGCGGGTGGCGTCTTTCGCCGCTCGTGCTCGTCGCGCATGCTCGATTGCAGCTCCTCGAGCGTGTACTCCCAAAGGAGCTCCGCCCAATCGGCACGCGACTTCGCCGAGTGCTCGCTTCCCTCGAGTGCACGCGCGCGGGCGATCGCCCCTTCGGTGATGCGACGCGGCTTCTTCCGGCGCGCAAGCTCGATGGCCTCGCGCCGATAGGGGAAGATGTCCACGGTGTCGTCAACCTGGACGCCGCTGTATGGATCAGGCGCCGAGCCCGCGAGCCAGTAGAGGCTGACACCCGCGGCACGTGCGACCGCCGCGGCGTTGTCGGCGCGCATGACCGATCCGCGCTTGATCGCCCGGTTGATGTTCGTGCGGTTCTTCAGCCCGGCTGCTTCGGCGAGTGCGCTCTCGTTGCCGCCGAACTTTTCCTCGACGATCCACGCCACGCGGCCGGCGAAGGAAGACCAGTCGTATTTCCGCGCACTCACGAAGTCAGCGTGGGGCGGCGGAGGACTAATGTCGACGCGTCTGTTGTGCTCGGCCTTGACGACTGAAGTCATCGCGTGTACAGAAGTCATCATGGCTCGCCGAACACAATCACTCGCCGACCGCCTGCGCCTCGCGCGCGGAGATCGCTTCACGACTCGCCAGCTGGACGAGCTCGCGGAGCTGTCTCCGGGCTACGTCTGGCGGATCGAATCCGGCGGACGCCCGAACATCAGCGCGGACACGGCGACGCG